AAAAAGAGAGATAATTTATATAAAAGATCAAAATGAATGGGAGAGAGATAATGATAAAACTAAAATAAAAAAAGCTATACGAGATGTTTCAGATAAGCAGTATTCAGCATTAAAAGAGTGGATAGATGAAAATCCTGATTATCAAGAAGTTGAAAATAAACAAGACTATTTTGTGAAAACTTTGTCAATTATAGGAGAGAATACAAAAACAATAGATGAAAAAGTAATAAAAAAATTATGTAATAATACTTATATTAAATAATTTAATCTAAAAATTATAAATCTAAAAATTATAAATTATTTTTATTTTATTTGAGAGAAAGTTTTACCTTATCAAATAATTTTTCATCTACTGTTAAAGACGGATTTTTTTCGATTTTATTGAGTTCAATTAAACACTTATGAAAATCGTCAAAATGTGTAAAACTAAAAAGTAATTGAAATTGAATAGCTTTATCATTTTGCTTTTCTAGTAATTGATTAAATAAACAGTCTTTTGAATATTTGATAGTAACCAAATCTAAAATTTCGTTAATAGTTTTATCATTGCTATAATATTTATAACAATCATTAATATTATTGCTAAGCTGTGTTGAATCATAAATTTTCATATTAAATGCTTGAAGTAATTGAATTTGATAACATAAATTACTATAATAGTTATCTGAAAATGATTTATATGTGCATAAAAACTCTGTATTATAATTAACAGTCATAATTAATGACTATTAATTATAAAATAAAAAATTAATTCAATTTAAATTAAATAAAAATAAAAAAAAATAAAAAATAATTTTAATTTTTGTTTTCTTGATTTCTGGCAATATCTCTAGCAGAAATTCCACCACGTTTCCAGCCCTGCATAGCATCACTTTCTATTAAATATGAAGAGTTATTAACAGTTTTTTGAATGGGATCTATAAGTGGATATTTTTGATAATCAGAAAAACATTTTTCCATTGTTGTGTTATTGGTTTTTTTATTTAAAAAATTCTGTCCAGTTCTAATTTTTAATTCCATTTCTGGATCACCTGCACCTCTACCTAAATACGGAACGGTTAAAAATGGTCTAGTTGTAAGTGTTAATTTACAAGCTGGTTTGGTTATATGTGTAAATTTTAAATCATTACTAGATTTCATTTCACATCCTTTAATTCCACCTTCATGACTTCCATTATAAAAAACATTTGGTTGATTTAAAGCAAATTCTTTAGCTTGAGTCATTGGACATTGAGGATAAAAATTTTCTAAGTTGTAATTAGCATGATGCATATTTAATTGATTTCTTTGATTTATTGAACTATCATCATTACCTATTCTTGAAATTGAATCAAATGTATAAGGATATACACTAGTAGTTGCCATTTATAATTTACCAATATATTATTTTTTATTTTATTTAATTAATTAATTAAATAAAATAATAACCTTAATTTACATATTAATTGATCGTGGATTATTTTTTAAACACATTTCTACATCACCATCTTTACATGAGGCCATATTACCATAACAAAATTGTGCAAATTCTTTTTGATTATTAGGAATAACAGTATTAGCTGTTGTGTAAAATTGGCGCATAGATTGTTTAAATTCAAAATTACCTAAATTATCAAATAATTTCTCTCCAGTTTTAATATCATCAAAATTATTTGTGATAAATTCTTTAGCAGAATCATTAATTTGATTATTAACTGCTTTATTATAAGAAGGTGCTGCCTGTTGTCTATATGGATTATCTTTATTTTCATTAGGTAAAACATTCATTAATGGATTAATTGGTGTGGGATTTGTATAATGTATTTTTAACTTTTCATAAATATCTTGACTAGAAAATTTTTCTATAGTTTTTTTACTTAAAACCAAATATGTTATTACTAAAATGATAATAGTTATAATACCTGTTATTAAAATTTTAAAACTTTTAAATAAAAAAAAACCCAAAATACTCATTAAAATTACTAATCTTGTAATAGCATTAAATTTTTCTTCTCTCGACATATATTCCATCGGCCATAAATCTAATAAATTATCATATTTAAATAAAAAATTTGGATTTTTAAACCATATTACATTTTTTTCTTTAACTTCTTCAACTTCTTCATTATCATGTAAATTTATATGATTACTAGAGACATCATTATGATTTTCTAAGTTATTCATTTATATATATATTCAAAATTATTTTTATTAAAATTAATAAACACTAAATAAGTGTTTTTATAACATCCATATACTTTTCTAAATTTGGAGCCTTTAGTTTACTATAATCAATTAGTCGTTTACTATCTCCATAAGTTTGCGGCTGCAAACTATTCACCTTAATAGGATATGGCCAGTGCGAAGTAGTTCTTCTCTCTAAAAAGTATTTCTCGCGCTTAATTTTTTGAGTTTTAGTATTTTTCTCATCATTTTTCGGCAAGTAACAAACATACTGCACAATCCTCTCTTCACTATCAGGCGCACCATACTGGTTTTGATGAAAAGTTCGAGAATCCCAAATCACTAAATCACCTGCATTAACTTTCAAAATACGCTTCAAATCTTTTATTTCCTCTAAATAGTCATGATCAATCAAATGCCAGTTTTTGCTATCACAAATATTTCTATCTTTAAAATATTTTTCATGCAACAAATGACTCGATTCATAAACAACTAAAGTTCTCTCACTATTATCAGTCAACGCTACAAAACTTTGAAAACAATTAAGTCCAACACACTTAGGGCTCTGATCGGTATGCGTCCAAATTTTGTCACGCTTCGAAAATTTTTTAGGAATATGACAAGCACCATCAAAAGACACTACCAAACTATCAGTTTTCCAAAGTTTTTTAAATATTCTTATAATTTTGGGACGAGTTCTAATAAACCATGCAAATTCCTGATGGCCTACCTCATGAAACTTAAAAATGCCATGCGGATCTATAGTATCATGCATTTTCTCTAAATTTTCAACACTATTTTCCCAATCATAAAACATAGTCTTAGCCAACTCTATCTCTTCACTAGTCAAAGCACTAGGAATTATAGTAAAGCCTTTTTCTTCAAGTTCTCGAAAATACTTACTCAAGAGAATTGTTTCGACTTGATCTTCAAGAATTTCAATTTTTTTCATCAACTCTTCCATTTTTGCGTTTTTTTTGTGTTTTTTATTGTTCTTCATATTTGAAACAATAAAAAATTAAATCAATTTTTTTTAGAAGTAACTAGGTAATAGTTATTTTTTACGATTAGCTTTTTTCTTATTAGGTTTTTTTTTATTTGTTGTTTGATTATTTTGAGTTGTTTCATTTTTAACAATATCTTCTATAAAACTATTATTATTATTCATTTGCTGAATCAAACTATTTAAATTGTTATTTATATCTTTTAAATTATTACTATCTAAATTAATATTACTATTTTGACTAGAATTTAAATTAGCATTTGCATTTGCACTTGTATTTGCATTTGTATTTGCATTTGTATTTGTGTTTGCATCTGCCTTCTTTTTCATACGTTCTTTCATTTTAGCCATTTTAATATTTTGATCCATCATATTTTGAAAAGCATTTGTATTGACTTTACCACCTTTAGGTAATAGATCTCCTAAATTCATTGATTTAAATAAATCATCTAAATTATTCATACCAGGCATAGAATTCATATTTTTAAAAATACTAGTTGCTTCTTCTAACAATTCACTTTCTTTAATACTACCATCTTTCATTTTTTTATCTAATTTATTACCAATATTTGAAACTAAAGATAATAATTTATTTGGATTTTTAAATAATTCTTTAAAAATATCATTTGGATCTTTTATTGATTCACAATCAATATCTAAATCTCTAGTAGTTTCTTCTGCTAGTTCTTTAGCAATTGAACCAATTTTACCATTAATTAATTTATTAATATGATCATGGATAGTTTCTGAATTGGGCATATTATTAAAAAAATTGTTGCTAGATATATCATTAAAAAAGTTGTTGCTAGACATATCATTAAAAAAATTGTTGTTAGATATATCATTAAACATAGTTTCAAAATCAAAAGAGTTTTCACTAGTATCGCTTGATGTTGTTTTATTATTAAATAAATTTTCCATACCTTGTATTGTTTCAGATAATTTGTCTTTAAAAACATCACTATTTATAGCTTCAAAAAGTTGTGTGTTATCGCCAAAACAAGATTTATCATCAATACTCGTTACAATAGTAAATAAAACCATTTGTAAATATTTCCAAATAGTTTCTCTTGTTTGTTGGGTTGTTGTATCAAAGAAAAATATTGAAAAATCAATTTCTGGTAAAAAATAAGTATTGCAACTACCATCGAAAATATCTTGATTTTGATAAATTATATCAAAAAATCTAGGAGGAAATACTTGTTTACAATAAACATATAAATTATTAATTGATTGTGATAATTCAATGTTATCTAATAAGTTATCTTGCAAAAAAATAGACTTGTTTTGACTAAAAATAATATTTAAATCTCGATTTGATAATATTAAATCTTCAATCTTATCTCTAAATGTTATGTTTAAATCATCTATAAAATCTTTGATAATTCTAGAAAATTCAATTAAATTAATTTTATCTAAATTATCTTGTTCTGGTTCCATTTTTTAAATAATTATATGATAATTATTTAAATCTATATTTTTATTGATTATTTATTATTTATTATTTATTATTTATTAATAATTAGGCATAATATTTCTTTGATTTTCTATGTCTTTTATATTTACTTCCCCAATTTTATCTGGTTTATAATCTTCTTCTGGAGTAGTTATAGAATCAATAGAATCTATAGTAGAATATCTATATAATTGTCTTAGTCCACCATCTCCTTTAGTAGATAACTCATCACTATTTTGATCTAAAAAACTAAAATTGTCAGAAACAACATTTGTAAGATTATTATTTAACATATAAGCAGATGGTTCATCTTGAATATAATTGTTATTATTATTATTATTATTTACTTTAGGCATTTGATTATTATTTATTTTATTTGTTTCATTTTTTACTTGAACTATATTATTTTCTATTGGATTTAAATAAGTTAAAATTTCTTCACCAAAAATAACTTGATAATTTTTATTTAATAACAATAAAGCAGGTACAGCATTGATATTATCAGGTAATAAAATTTCTTGATTTGATTCTAGAATAATATAAGTTTTGTTATTTTTTTGTATTCTTTTATCTATACAAATAAAATGTAAATCATTTTTAATATTAGATTTAGCTATTTTTTGTAGAATTTTTTTAGAATTTTCACAAAAATTACTATAATAAAAGATGCAACTCATTAATATTGTATTTTATTTATAAGTTTTTCTTTTAAACTAAAATATTTTAATTAAAATTAAAAATTGAAATAAAATTAAGAAAGTTATTATAATATAATATAAAATAGTAATGTCAAGAAAAATTTTAATCAATAATTTAATTGAAGAAAATGGTTGTTTACGCTTTACAATAAGTAATTGTAATGTTAGTTATGTAAATGCATTACGACGAGTTATAACTAGTGATATTTCTTGTATAGTAATTAAAGGATATCCACATGATAACAATGATGTTGAAATTTATAATAATACAACAAGATTAAACAATGAAGTATTAAAGCAACGTTTATGTAGTATTCCAATTTATGTAGATGATATTAATAATTTTCCACTTCAAGATTATGTTTTGATAATAGATAAAGAAAATGAAACAAATGAAATTATTTATATTACTAGTGAAGATTTTAAAATTAAAAATATAAAAACAGATAAATTTTTAAATCAAAGTGAAGTAAAAAAAATGTTTCCTGCAAATATTATTACAAGTGATTATATTGATTTAGTTAGATTGCGGCCACTTATTTCAAATGATAAACAAAAAGAAGGATTAAAATTACAAGCCAAATTTTCGATTGCTTCTGCTAAAGATGATGGTATGTATAATCAAGCAGCTACATGCAGTTATGGTAATTCTTTAGATAATATGCGGATTAAAGATGCTTGGGCAGAAAAATTTGCAACATTAAAAGGTAAATATGACAAAGAGACAATTGAAAATATAGAAAAAAATTGGCATTTACTAGATGCTAAACGTATTTATTTAGAAGATAGTTTTGATTTTATATTAGAAACAGTAGGTGTTTTTAGTAATTTTAAGTTGATTCAAATAGCAACAGAAAATATAATTAAAAGATTACAGCAAGTTTTAGATAATGTTGTATCAAATCAAGATTTAATTTATAAGTTAGATGATACGATGGAAAATTGTTATGCTATCAAATTGGAAAATGAGGATTATACAATTGGTAAAATTTTAGAAATAAATTTTTATGATAAAAATTTTAAAGAAACACGAGAATTAGATTATGTTTCAATGTTAAAAAAACATCCTCATGATAATTTTAGTATTATCAAGCTTGTATTTAAAACAACAATAACAAAAGATGATATTATTTCACTGTTAGAAAATAATATTGAAACAGCTATTTTAAATGTTAATCAAATTCGTGAAAATTTTAAACAATAAATCAATTAAATAATCGTATTAATAAATATATGTGCAATTTTTTTAAATTATTGTTTAAAAAAAAAAAAACTAAAAATAAAGAATTTTTAGTAGCAACTCCTGTATTTAATTATGATATATCAGATAATGTAATATTTAATGATTTACCTCCTAGTTATACTCCTTTAATAAAATAAATAAGTTATTCTTTCTTAAAATATTGATTGAATAATGTATTAGAGAATTGATTTAATTCTTGATATGTTGTTTCATTATAAAATGCTGAACGTTTATACATTTCTTTAATATGAATTATTTGAGATATATTACTAGATAAACCACAAGTCAAATTTTTCTTACGATTTTCAATTAATATTGGACTATATTTATTGAATAGTCGGTATTTATTAATTATTTCATCACGATTATTCAATAAATAACCTATATAGTTAAAATATCCATCAGATACTATCAGTTCACAAACATCTAAATAAATTTTAATTTTTAATTCGATAATCTTATTTATCTTTAATTTAAATCTAGAATAATAATGTGGTTGTCTGATATAGTAAATAACATGTTTTTGTATATCTTCGGGTAAATTTATATATAATTTTTTTAGTTTTTCTCTATTTCGATAACCTCTAAAAGTTTTTTGAATTTTGATAACATTTTTTGGAAACAAATATTGATTTAAATCTTGCATCATTTATTATGTTTAATATTATTTATTAAATATAATAATTTAAATTATAAATTTATTTTTATCAATTTTATATTTATTTTTAAATAGACATATCTTCAAGATTATCTAAATTATCTTGATTATCAGGATTATGTTGATAATTTATAACAAACATTAATTGGGCTGGATGAAGTTGATTAATATAATCAATTACAACTTTTTTATCTACTTTTTTACCTTCAGGTTTTAAATTAGCTTTAAATATTTCATGTAATTTAAATAAATGATTTTTATATTGAAATGGATATTCACGCAGCGGTTTTTCTTTTTTAATAAAACAATCAATATAATATTTAAATAAATTATTAGTATATTCAAAAACAATTAGCTTAAATTTATTAAATATTACACTATGTTCTGGATAATAATATAAAAATTCTTTTACACGGTTTTGTTGTTTTAATGCTAAATAATTAAATTGTAATTTTGGTTGATTACCTCTTAGTTTACGAACAAATTCATAATTATTATTTCTAATTTTTGTGCGAATACCCTGATTATTATAAATCATACAACCATTACATTCAAATGGAGTTTGTTCACCATTATAATATTGTTCTGCTATTTTAAAATCGTTTAATGGATATCTATTGACAAATTTTACATTAGTATTCATAAAAATATAGGGTGGATTATTGACTAAATCATTTAAATTAATTTCATTGATAATTACTTTATTTAAATTTTCTTGATCTAAACAATTATTTAATGGATGAATAATTTCATAAACTTTTACTAAATAAATTAACATATTTGTTATAGGAGTAACAATACGATTAAGTGGATGCTGTAGAACAAAACTATAACAATATTTTTTATCTAATGTATTTAAATCAAAATTATTTATTTGGCAAGCTTCAAAAAACATTGATCTAAATGTTAAATTTTTAAAATTTTCATTATTTTGAAATTCATTGAAATATTGATAATTTTTAACATCATTGAAAAATAAGATTTTTCCACCAACACTTGATCGAGTTGCAATTTCCCAACAATTATTTAGATTATCATAAAAAACATTTATCATTGTACCATCAATAAAATCTTCAACCCAACATTCTAGACTATTATTACTTGCTTTAAAAAAATCATAATTACAAGATTTTTCAGGAGCATAACATACTACTTTGTTATTTTTAATAATAACTGATCTAAATTTAGACATTATTTTGTAATAATCATAATCTTCTTTTTCACATTGTTTGAGTTTTTCTTTATTGTATTTAATTATTTGGTATATTGCATTATTGAAAGTATATTTTTTAACAGAAAAATTTTCATTATTATTATTATTATTATTTAACACATGGTTAATATTAAGTTCAATATTTGTCATTTATTAACTATTTAAATTTAATAAATTGTCTTTAATTATTTTTAAAATATAATATAATAGATGACAAATATTTAAAATAATTATTTCAAAGTAAAATAATATTAAAATAATATTAATTTCTAGTATAAATATAAGATTAAATGAGTAAAATAACCAGTGATAAACAATTAGATGTAATAGAAGAATCTCAGGAATCTCAATATCAAGAAAATGATTTGCAAATAAAATTACAATTAGGAGATATAATAAAATTTGATGCACCAAGTAATGAAGAGTTAAATGATAAAATTTTTTTTATCAAATTTATTAATACAAAAAAAATAGTTTTTGTAAATAATGAAAAAACAATTACTATTGACATTTCAGATGAAGGTAAATTATTAGAAGAATCTATAATAAATATTTTATTATTAAATAGACATGAAAGTCCTAGTTTTGTAGTACAAAATAATTTAGAAATGGGTAAATCACTTTCAATTTATTTTGGAGGAGAGTTACCAATAGTAATAAATGGTGTAATAACAAGTATTGAAAATGATATGATAGAAATAACAACAATACCAAAAAATGAATTATTATATATAGATTTTGAATATTCTGGTATTCCTGAAAAACTTAATATAGAAAAAATAGTAGTCAAAGATAAAATAGATGAATCTAAAAAATTATTAGACTCACTTGTTGAAACAAAAGCAATTAATCAAGGTATATTAGATGAAGATGATTCAGATAAATTACAAGAAGGTGATTTTATTTTAGATGATAAATATGAGTTAGATAATGATTTAAAAGCATATGATACAAAAGAAATTTTAGATGAAATTGTATTAGATACATTAGATATAGGTACCCAACTAGATGAAATAGAACATGAAATTAATGTTCCAGAAAATGAAATAAGATATAGTTTAGACAAGCAATTAAATGATTATTTAGATGTTTTAATTAATAAATTTTTACCTGAAGAACGCAGTGATGATGTTATAAATCAAATCAATATGGAACTAAATAGATATAAACAGTTAAGAACAATTTATTCAAAATTAGATGATAAACAAAATATTGAAATGGTTCCTATTAAAAGTGATTATTATAAACCATTAAAAGATGTACTTACGAATTTAAATAAAAAATTGTATTGGGTATTACCAGTTTCATCTAATGTTAGAAAAATTATAATAAATAATGATGAAATAGAGGCACAGCAAGATAGTATTTTAATTGAAACTGTAAAAGATTATTTTGAATCTTTAGATGATATTATAATGAAATGGTCAACAAATACATCAAAAGAAAAAATAAATTCGTATAAAGATTATATATCAAATTTATTACAAATTTTAGATAATAATATTGTAGCAGATGATGAAAAATTAAAAGTTAATGCACAAATAAATGTAGTTAATAATATTTTAGATGATTTTTATACATATGCAGTAAAAGATAATACCATAAAAAAATCTCGTTTTGTTTTTGATGTGTTTAATGAAGCAATGAATATGCTTGAATCATATTATTTTGAAAATAAAAAATTATATAAATTTAAGCGACTAGTAGAAGCAGATTTTTTATCTGTAATTTCTTTTATAACTTTACCATTACCAATTTTTAATTTTTCCAAAATTAATCATGAATATACTAGTATTTATGATAAAGCTAATTTAAATTATAAATTTTTAAGTTATTCTAAATTTTTGAATAATACAACAAATATTAATTCTTTTAAATTAAATGATGATATTGAATTAGATAAATTTAAGGAAACAGATGAAACAATAAATCAAGATGATATTGTAAAAACAATTAATAATTATGAATTAAATAATTATAATGATAAAAGTTATTTAGAAAAAATAGATGATTTATTAGAATCATTTAT